GAACCAATATTCACTGGTCCAATAAAATCAGAATCCATTAATCTACGAGTTGCTTCAATACACTCATCAATGTAAAGGAAAGAACGAGTTTGTTTTCCGTCACCCCATACCTCAATAGTACCACCACTTTCTGGAAGTTCTGCTACTTTACGGCAGATTGCTGCGGGTGCTTTTTCTCTTCCACCTTTCCAGGTTCCTTCTGGTCCGAATATATTATGATATCGAGCAACACGTACAGGAATATCATAGTTGCGATGATAAGCAAAGTAGAGACGTTCCGAGAACAGTTTTTCCCAACCGTACTCAGAGTCTGGATTAGCTGGATATGCTGATTCTTCACGACAATCTGGATTATCAGGATCGAGTTGATTATGTTCTGGATACATACATGCTGATCCAGAATAAAAAATCTTGGTAGTATTTATACCTTTGAAGTCATTAAACTGACGTACAGATTCAAGTACATTTAAATTGATGGTACAAGAATTATGCATAATGTCTGCATCATTCTCACCAGTAAATACAAATCCTGCACCACCCATATCAGCAGCAAATTGATAGATTTCATCAAATGGTTGTAAGTATTGAGAAGGGACAAAATGATAAAAGTTTCCCAGATATCCCTTAAATCGAATCACTCTTTCGACAAAATTTAGATCACGAAGATCTCCCTGAATGAATTCATTTGCTTCTGTTTCGGAGTATTCTGGACGCTTTAAGTCTATACCACGAACCCAATAACCTTCGGATCGTAGTCTTTTTACCATATGGCTTCCAATAAATCCACCAGCACCCAAAACAAGTGCTGTTTTTTGATATTGAATCATAGTTTATTTTAATAAAAATGTTTATTATATATTATAGTGAAAAAATAATTAAAGAAGTTTTAAAGTTTCATTTTATTTAATAATTTTAATCCGAGTGATTGGATTTGAACCAATGTCCTTTTGCTCCCAAAGCAAACCGTCTACCTCTGACTTACACCCGGTCATTTTTATCAAATTCAAAAAATTGTCCGGGATCAATTCCAGTTTCATAGATTTTTACTGCTCTATAGTAATATGGATTATTAGTTTCGTCAACTGATTCCATATATTCTTTAATTTTTTTCCAATTTTCGTAAATATAAGAATCCATTAGTAATCATACAAATATTCTTCTAAACGAATTAAAAGTTTTTCTACTTCTTCAGTATCTGATACTCCATCATTTTTTGCATAAAAAATATAATCATCTAAAGTTACAGTTAATAACTCTATATCACTTTTGGAAAGATTTGGGGATTCCCAATTCATCGAATTTCAAACTCCATTTTACGAACTTTACGATTTGCTCTTGCATTTTGCCAAGCAAGTTCTTCTTCTGTAAAATAAGAAGAAAATTGTTTTGCTTTTATTGAGTTTAACATTACTACCTTAGATAAGTCAAGTGCCGTAATCTTATCACCAACAACAGTTACCATATTATTACATCCGCAGCATTTAGTTTGCGTAGGATGACTTTTAAGTTCTGTATTGCAAAGTTTACAACGTACTTCAATCATTTTACTATTCTCCATTATTCTAAAAAGGATCTTAACATCCAAACAAATTTACCATGAGTTTCTATAATACTCTGAACTAAATTTGAAGTTGCATACAATTTTTGCGTATCTGCTTCTTCCGAAACATCAGTAAGAATATCACACAATTTCATATTATCATCACGCAATTCACCAATCATTGTTTCGGCATTAGCTGAGCTATTAGCTTCATTAATTATAGAAACTTCTACTATTCTAGTCAATGTACTTACTGGTTTCATACCCAAATACCTCATATGTTCGGTAAGAGTATCTATCTCTTCAAACATAGTTTGATATTGCTCACCAAAGAGTGTATGAAGTTGTTGAAAATCTGATCCAACAACATTCCAATGATAAATCCAAGTTTTTTGAAACAAAATAAAAAGTGATGCTTGTGCATCACTCAATTGTTTGAATAATTTTTCCATTAGAAAGATTTTTATATATTTATAATGGCAGAGGAAGGAATTGCACCTACGACCTTCAGGATATGAGCCTGACGAACTACTACTGTTCTACTCTGCTTTGAATTCTCTAAAAGTTTAGAATAAGCGTGATCACGGATTTGAACCGAGGAGATCTCCTTGGAAGGGAGGAATGTTACCACTACATCAATCACGCAAATATTATTAGAGAACAATTTTAACAGGAGTATTCAATGGTGTTCTTTCAAAAACCCACTGAACATCTTTATCATTCATACGAATGCATCCACCAGAATATGGATGACCTAAAGGTCTGCTAGAAAGATTTGGATGAATACAGTGTGAAGGATACTTATCCAAACACATCACATAAGGAACATCCTTAATGTAATATCCTGGACCATAGAAATCTGTCATTTGCCTTTTTACAGCAACTTTATCTTCTGTAATTGGTGTTGGAGTAGATTCCTTTCCAGTTGAAACAGGAAAAGACACAACATTACCTGTATCAGTATGTGCATAAAGTTTTTGTTGAGAGAGACTTATCACAATCATTAAAATTTTATCAATCATAATTAATTTCTACTTGATTTTCTTTTGGACAATCTGAAACCCAAGAACCACATATTCTTATTTCACCACCAAGTAATTCTTGTGCTTTACTGCCATCAGGTTCTTTTTGAGAAAAATATGATGGACTTATTCTAACACTTCCATCATCTCCTGTCAATCTTTCATATTTTTCAATTGCTTTATCTACATCTCTTTTGATCCGACGATCTAAAAGAATTGGATCAGTAATAATCCAATCATTTAAAAGTTTTCCAGGAAGTTTTCTTTGAACTTCATCTACAACATCATAAAGTCTTTCTTCTGGAATATTGGTGCATTTAGAAACTCCAGTTATAATTGAAGTAAAGACAATTCCAATGATTGCGTATTGAAAAATACTTTTTGATTTTTTTCCAAAGTTAAAATTCATAAAAAAAGAGAAGATGGCCAGTCTTCTCATATTTATTCAACTATCGAGATACATTTTATTTGCGTATCGATAGGCAAAATCAGTTCTTGCTCCATGAATACCCCAACGTATCCACTTACTTGCATAGTACATATATTGATCGATAGATTTACCAGGAGTTTTCATTCTTGGTTCAATCATTTTCCAATCACCTTCATTCAACATATAGTTAAGTTGAGTATCAAGTGAAGAAGCACTGGAACCTATACGAGCAGCGTGTCTTCCTAAACCATTAAATCGAGTGGAATCCGTCCACTGAATCAATCCGTATCCACCGCTTCCACAGGATTGGTAGGAAACTCTTGCCCCACCTTCACAGATATTAGGAACAAAATCTGATTCCTGTTTGATATTACCCATAATGGTAGCAAGGGCATTCTTATCTTTGATTCCTTGTTGTTGTAAGTATCTCAAAGTATAAGTTTCGGTATGATTACACCCTTTACATTTCCAAACCGTTTCTGTTTTTTCGACCTTTGTTTCTTGTTCTGCAATATTCGGTTTTTCTGGTTTGGATTCTGCTTTTTTTAGATAGTCTTGAATTGTCAACTCTAAACTATCTTGTGAAACTGCTATAGGTTCATTCACTGGAAGTAATAAAGGTGAATTGAAAGCAGTTAAGGCAGACACTGAGAAGGCTGTAATTGTTGAAAATAGCATTTAAATTAATAGAACTCGGCATCCGTATAGAAGAGGGGTACACCCAACTCTCGAAGGGCATCTTCCACGGCTCTAAATCGCACTCAAAATCTAATTATAAAAAAACAATCGTTTTAAGGATTGTTTAAACATTATATTTCATTATTTAGGGTATGTCAAGTATAATCTTTAATCTAATAGTTTAGTAAAAAATAGTTTTAAACATAAATAAAATATATAAAATAAAAAAAATATTTCTATGGTATGGAAATATAATGAAGAAGATTTTATTGACATTCCAAAAAATATGGAAGGTTTTGTATATCTAATAACAAATTTAACTAATAATAAAAAATATATTGGCAAAAAACACTTTTGGACCAGGCAAAAAGATAAAAAAACTGGAAGAAGAAAAAAGAAAGAAAGTGATTGGAAAAATTATTTTAGTTCCTGTGATGAACTAAAAGAAGATGTAAAACTTTTAGGTAAAGATAAATTTTCAAGAGAAATACTTTACCTATGTCCTCATAGGAAATCTATGAGTTATTATGAAACTATGGAGCAATTCAAAAGAGAAGTTCTAATGACTGATGATTATTATAACACAAATATTGAAGGTAAGTTTTTCGTAAGTGAAAGAACAAATATATATGAAATAGTTTTAAAAAATAATAAGTACAAAGAAAATAATTAATTTACTTTGATGGTGGTTCTATGGGTACTACTGTAAATTTTCCTCTTTTGATTGGTTTTGGTTTTCTATCATCTTTTGCTATTTTTTTTGATGGTGATGCTCCAGGATCTCCACCAGTAACTGTAGTAACTCTTGAATTTGGTTTATCTGCATGAGGACCAATTATAGGAACTGTTCTTGATATTCTTCCATATCCTCCTTTTTTTGGAGGAGGAACATCTGTCCCTGGTTTTTCTATTTTGTCCTCTGGAGTTTTAAATTTTTCATCAGGTCCATAACCACTTCTATCACCTTTTTTTCCCGAAGGTGGTTTTGGTTTGGATGGTTTCATCCAACTAAACTTAGGACCACCTTTGTATCCCTCTCCACGTTCTACTATTTTTTCATTTATAATTTCATCTATCCACACATCACTCATATTTTCAATAATAGTATTTGCTCCATCTTCAGTTTCGGTGTAATGATTTGAAATTAAATATTCTAATACAATATTATAAATCTCATACTCTTGCTCTGCTTCCATAATAGCATCTTCATAAATCTCATATACTTCATTCCAAGTATAATCAGATAAATCATAACCTTCATTTAAAAGTCCATCTACCCACATCTCAAAATCTGCATTAATTGTTGATTTTGTTCTTGATTTTGTTCTTGATTTTTTTCTATTTTTACCTCCCATTTCATCATTGCCGGTAGCACCAGCAATAATATCCCCACGAGTTACTTTATCGTATGGTGGATAATTATTAGCTAAATTTCCATCATTATTCGTTTCATAAATGCTGTTATAAGCATCTGCAATGTCTCTAATTGTTTTTATAGAAGGCCACTGATAAGAAGATGTTACATCTGATTTTTTAATATCTAATGCTTTTTTGAGTCTGTCAGACATTCCAGAATCACTATTATTAGTAGAAGAACTAGGAGGAGTGGAAGCAGAAGGAGTAGAAGGAGGAGTGGGATCAGGAGGTTCAGGACCTCCAGCAACTACTCTTGCGCTTATGGTTTCATAACCAGATTGTCCTGATTTTACCTTTGCAGCAAGTGTTGGATTTGCTCTTGCCCATTGATCCATTGGATCGCCACCCATTGGTTTTGCAGTTCCAGTTGGATTAGGTTTTGCAGGCGCAGTTGTTGGTTTTGGAACTGAACCCCCTGTAGCAGTTGGTGTTGCTCGGGGTGCTGCTGACGTTGGTGGTTCCCCTTTTGTCTGTCCTAGGTCCGGCTTTGGTGGTATCTGTTTAGGTTTATTTTCATCTGAGGGATTTGGTTTATTTTTTGATTGTCCTGGTTTAAAAAGTTGAGGACTACCTTTTCCTTGTAAATATAAAATGTTTTTTCCTTTTTGTGCTTTGTAAAGGGTTTGACCACCTAAATTTATTGTAGTAGGTGCTATACTAAATGGAGTTCCTCTCCTTGGATTAGGATTAGGTCCAGGATCTGCACCACCTTTAACTATAACTCCTTGGCGATCTCCCGATTGGATTCCATATGCTTTTTCGTTTGGTTTAGTTACCGATCCTGAACCAGGACTTGCACCTTGTAATGAAAGACCTTTACCTTGTTCAAGAGCTTTTTTTGCTTCGTCTTGGGCTTTCCGTTGTTGATTACGGTTTTGATCATTGCCGACGACGGGACTGGATTTACCACTCCCACCGTTTTCATTAAGATTTTCCGTTTTTTCTATAATATCATCTTGATGAGCATAAATTGCCACATAAGATTCAGATAAACCTTTATATTGTTTACTATTCATTTTTTTAAAAATACTTTTTAGTTATTTATAAAAACTATATTATTTAATGGACTTTTTCCAATACTCATAAGGACTCATATCTACTTCTTCTTTTTTT